TTCGTCAAAAGTTTTAGGTACTTGAACATCAGCACCTGTGTTTTGGTTTTGTTGATTATTGTTCTCAACTACACCAGTGTTATTATTTGCGTCCATTCTTATTCCTCCTTTAGCCCCAAGCCATTTACTTAAAAAGTCCCCAGCTCATTGCTTCACACAAATATTCCATTGTTTAGCCACAATAGAAAGGCATTAAAAAAAGGAATGTAGCTATCATCCCTCTTAATAATCATTATCTAGTGCCATTTATAAGCACTATATCAATAATAGTGTTTGATATTTAATTGAGTATATGTTCTCCAACTGGTATGACTTCTCTTAACACAAGAAAAAAGTTCACTATCATAAATATCTTTATATTATTGATATACTACCTATAAAGTAGTATAAAAAAAGCACTAATTGTTCTTTTTAGTGCTTTCTTCTTTCTTTATTTTTTTATCAATAAAATTTTTAAAATCTTCGGACGTTTTTTTATCTTTTTCATTAAGTTCAATATGTATATTAGTCAATTTAACAGGTTGATATGTATTCCATCGCGGGTCATTATATAATTCTTTTGATTTTTTTTCTTTAGTCATTGTATTCCTCCATTAAAAAATAGTGTTTTCCATTTTTGGAATAATATTCTTTAGTTACAAATCTCGTTCCGTATTGATATAATACTTCAGCTTCATCTGGATTATATTCTAGCATATTCCTTGATAATTTACTATTTTTTATGTAGAAGTATACATTAGCATTTGGGTTATAGCCATCTTTTAATGAATAAGACTCAAAAGCTTTCGTTTCATAAATATCACCTATTTTATGTGAAGAAATTATATTGTCAATTATATCATCGTTAACTTCTAAAACTCTAACAATCATTTCATTATCTTTAACTATATAATAAGGTTCTTTATTTAATGCTCTGTATAAATTTTTCACTAACTTTTTTTCTTCTTTAGTTAATACTTCACTATTATACATTTTTTGATTGATTACATAGAAATCACTACTTAACCATTTGCTTATAGCATTTTTTTCATTGAAAGTTTGTAATTTCTTATTTAATTCTGCTCTTGCTATATCAATCAAATAAGTTATCGTACTGCGGCAATAATGAAAATGATTGTTAATTGGCGGTAAATTGATTCCAACTTCTAATCCCCATACTGTATAAAAAACATATTTTCCATCTATTGCACTATAACGATAGAACCGATTCCAATCATTGACATTAAATATCATATTATCCATACCTTTACACATTTCGGTAGTTCTCTTATCTATTTCAGCTATAAATCGTGCCTTAGTATTTTTATTTCCAACGTCTTTTCCAGCTTTTAAAAATGATTGATTAGCTATTTCTACAACTTGACTATCCAATGCTCCACTTGTTTTATTGCCATTTATAGAAATATATCTATTTTGCTGTTTTCTAATAATATTATTATATACATTATCTTCAATATTGAGTTTTTTATTTTGCTGTAATTGAATAATAGTTTGTCTTTCTATTTCCTGAGCATTTGTTAAAGCTAAAGCTTCAACATAAGTGTACCAGCTACTACCTTTCACATTAGGTAAACACAATAAGGACCATATATATTCCCAAGTTAAGCTCCACTTTTTCTTTTTAGTAGGCTTTATTTCTTTGACACCCTGTCTATATAGGTCTTGTCCTATCTCAGTAAATAATACTTCCTCATATTCGTCTAACTGATTTCTCTCTTTAATATAAGCTCCCCACAATAATATATCTAGCATGTCTTGATTCGTAATATATCTTTTTTTTATCAGCTCATCAACTTTGAATCCAAAGTATCCACTGAGTAAATCAGCATCTTTCCATTCATCTATAATCCTAAGTAATTTTTTTCTTTGATTATTAGATATAGGTTTACTTAAATCAATATACTCAAAGTCTATGCTATTGAATATATCTTGGATATTATCTTGTGTCTTAGAACTTATTTTTTTATAGATCTTAAGATAATCTCTTAATTTCGTATCAGTATAACGCCATCGGTTATTTAGGATAGTTTCGTTATCCATTATCTATCACCTACTTTTTTCTCGTTCATATATCTAATCACTTATGTTGGCAATTTCTTTTCCCTTAGTAGCAACAGGATTATTGGTGTTATTATTGTCAGTAGAATCCTTGCTATTTTCTTCCTTATTTCCACTACCAACATCTTTTCCAAAAGATTCAATCTTTTTCATATTCTCTTCTAGGTTTTCTTCACTTTGAGATTTCATCTTCTCAATTTCACTAGAAGCGTCTAACTCATCAGGTAATAAATTGATAACTGATTCATCACAAATAAGTCCTCTAAGTGAAAGAGCTCTAGTGGTTTCAGCTTGTTTATCAGTAGGCATATTTCTTTGTAGCTTTATTTTTAGATTTCTAAAATCATAGTTAGTTCCTTTTTTTAAATTTATTCTATTAGTAAAAGCTTCCCACATAGCTAATAATTCTTTTCTTAAAGACTTATCTAAGTACGCTACTGATTGTTCTAGTGGAAAGAATTTCTTTTCTAGTGCTGAGCTATTATCCGCATTAGTAAATCCTAAATCATTTACATTAGGACAATTACTAATCATAAATATTAAATCTATAAGAGTTTTCTTATAATTTTGTAAAGCACTATCATTGATATTTTTTTCTACCCATTCAATGCTTCCACCCTCACCAGCATAGAAAACAGGAGCTTGTAATACTACTTCATCTTCCTTTTGTCTTTTTATATTAGGAATCCAAACAGGCTCACCTGATTCATCATAAACTATTTCTTCTTGTTCTACTTGTATAACATTTCCATTTTCATCAGTTTCAACATCTCCATATTCATCAACCTTATCAACGAGCTTCTTTTCTCTCTTTTCTATAAGAGTTTCTTCCTTTGGCTCATATCCTGTCACCATTAGTTTAGCGTCGTCATTATATTGGAATGTGTTTTTAGAGTTATTCATTACTCTTTCATAAGCACATATACAAGACTTAGCCAGCTCAAAACAAGCTAATCCATCAGGATTTTCTATTGCTATACAAGGAACACAGCCCCAACTAATCTTTTCTCTTGATTCTTCATCTTCATAAAAATCCACAGCTTGTAGCTTACTATTTTTGAAATAATATCTAAATTCATCAGTAGTGACTAATACCACATCATATTTTTCACCTGTAGCGTTAGTTTCTTCCCAGTGTCTTAGCAATCCTATTTTCTTTACTGGAGTAGAAAAGTCATATATTGCTATAGTTTGTCTTGGATCAGTATTTGCATATACTATTTCATTGGCTTTATTTTCATAGAAAATACCATAACTAGCAGTCATATCTACATAATCCTGTACAAGTTTGTAATAAAAAAAGGAATCATCATTGTAATCCCTTATAAAATCAATAAAGACTTGATATTCTTTTCTATCATTGTCAGTTTTATTAAATATCTTATCAAATAACTTCTTTAAGATATTTTGTTTTTCCTCAGTAGGCATTTCTTCTACTTGATATATGGGAGCTTTTCCGCCCATATAACCACTTATCATATTAGATACTACTGATTCAAAAGCAACTTTGATAATATTATCATTTGTTGATACTAAATCACTTGTAGAAGACTTCCTATTCTTCATTTTATATAATTTTTTTCTTTTTTCCCATTCAGGTTTAGCGTCATTTAAAATAGAAGCTATATTGTTGGGATTGATTATATATTCTTTATTATATTGTAGCATAATTCATTCCTCCTTTATGCTGGTTTAGTGCTACCAAAAGACGACCCTTTTTCACCAACGGTCTTATCATATATTCCAGCTAATTCATCAGGTCCATCATCGTGAGCATTTTTACCTTTCTTTTGATACCTAGTAATATGTTTATAAAATTCTTCCCATCTCTTAGCCCAATTAAATGGAAAATAGATATGTTCCATAACCCAATAACTAGATGACAAAATTCTTGATTGTTTATTAGCCGATTGTGTAAATGGTTTAATAACACATTTATTAGATTTATACTTTTCTTTTAATATCCTCTTAACATTTCTAGCAAATCCTCGTCCACCATTGTTAGATTCAATATATGCTAGATTAACATTATTCCTATACAATAAATCAGCACATTCATCTTCGGTTATTTCCATTCCCTCATCAGTAAATAAAACATCTAATATATAAGACTCTTTATTAAGCAATCCATATACACAAGCACACAAGTAGTCTTCTCCTGTATCAGCTGTATCTACATAGGCATATATAGTTCCAAATCCTGGATTGACTTGGTATGTTTTGAGATTCTTATATAATTTACCTTTTTCATCAACACATATTTGATTGTAGTTGGCTTCGGCAATATCTTTATTCATATTCTTTATTTTGAATAAATAATCTTTCTTACTCAATACTTCATCACAAAGCATTGTTCCATCATCTTGAACAGCCTTATAGTTGATATGAATACAATCATCTTCATATTCTCTTAATATATAACCAGCTAAGTCATTTGTAGCCCATCTAGTCATAACTACTATTATCTTAAATCCTGTTTCAGTTCGTTGGAGCATTGTATCAGTAAACCATGTTTGATGTTCTTCCAGTAAAACCTCATTGTAAGCTTCTTTTGCCGTCTTGATTAAGTCGTCTATAATCATTAGCAAACAGCCAAAACCAGTTGCTGTACCTTTAGGAGAAGTTGCTAAATAATTTGCTTCTTCATTCCCCTCTAAAGCCCACTTTTTCATTGAAGCTTCACCATACTTAACTTTTACATTAAGAAATACTTTACTAAAAATTCCATCGTCTTCTTGTATAGCATCCCTTACAGCTTTAGCAAAAGTCCCAGATAAGATTTCATTATAACTACCTGTCATTATCTTATAATGTATGTTTCTTCCTAAACACCACTGAACAAATAATGTAAGTGTTCTACTTTTGCCATGTCTGGGTGGCATATTAACCACTAATACTTTTTTAGGAGAATCTAAAAAAGATTGCAATTGGTTGCAAAACTCTTTTAGGTATTTTCTACTCTCCTTATAGAAGTCAGGAGCTTTTAATTTGCAATACTCCCAAAAATTACGCCTAGCTAATTCATATCTTGCATGTTCTCTTACATAATCAGGTATAACCATTACTAATCACCAACCAGTTTTCGTAATTCTTCCTCACTTAAATTGGCATACGAATTAACTATATTGTTATTTATCGTAGGAGTTTCGTCTTTGAACATTCCTAAATACTTACCTAATAATTCAAGAGCTTTCATTTTGTCATAGGTTTCAACGTTGACTCCTGCTGCATTCCTTTTATAACCAGCTATCATCTTTTTAGCGTTTTCACTAAGTTTATTAGTTGGTGTTATTTCAGTTCTGCAATAACGAGTTTCCGTTCCTGTTATTGGGTCTTTTTCTACTTCTTCACTATACTTAGCTATCTCAGTTCTATCCCCAAAGGCAATAATGGATAACTCGTTGACTATGTCTTCTATAGTCACTACAGCCTTTTCCTCAACCTTAGATTGTAGCTCTTGGATATATTCTTGTACCTTAGCATTTCTTAGCAATCTACTTGCATTAGTCATAGCTGTAGATTCTTTCTTACAGCTCTTATAGATGTTTAAATAAGCCTGTGTACCATTCATACCTAACTTTAGATATTCCTGACAAAAAAGCTTTTGTTGATTACTTAAAGAGGTCATTACCCATCACCTCCAAATATTGATGACTTACTTAGTCCATCTCCATAATCTATCCCAATTTTTATGTCACACGGATTCTTTATGATAGATTCATTTATGGCTTTAGCTATTTCCTCAGCTGGATTCACTTTGGCTGGTGCAATTATTCCAGCTTGGGCTTCTTTGAATTTAGGTGTGTCATTAGGATTATTTACTATATCTCCGATATCTTTTAGTTCATCTGTAAGAACTATTACACCATAATTTTTAGTTATATTCCACTCGGCTATATTGCCCAGTTCAATATCCGCTTTTATATTGATACTTCTAACTTTTTTATTCCAATCATTAGCTATTTCTTCCGCTCTTGTGTATAAATCTTTGGCCAGACTTTTTATGATACTTACTAATTCTTCTTTTTCTCTTATTGGTTTTATATTCATGCCTAACACCTAACCTTTCTTCAATTCCAATTGATATTCTTTTTCCACAATCTTTATTTCTTGTTCTATTTGAGCTTTATACTGTTTTAAAAAAGACAATTGATATTCCAATTGTTCTTTTCGTGTTAAATGTCTTAACTCATTATTCATACTTATCATTCCCCTTTATTTGTGAACATAAAAATCAAGTTTTTAAAGTATATGGGGGATATATTGAAACGAAAAAGAAAAACATGGATTTATTTTTTTCTTGACTTGTGTTCACACATAAAAAGGAGCCATCAGTATAGCTCCGTTCTTTTTTCATTGATAACATCAACGAACAAAAAGAATAAAAAGGACGGGTGAATAGAGAATCGAACTCTATACAGCCATCGGAGTGCTTAATTTACACTAATACCGCCAACGGAATCCTGCCTTTAGATCACCACCCATATTTAAACAAATAAAAATAATTATGTTAGTGATTCATTCATCTATCATAATTATTTCATTTTACTATATTATATCATTATATTTTCATTAGTCCATACACGCAATTTTCACGCTTTTTTCATTTTTTACAGTTCTTCTATAAAAGTATCAGGGAATATATATACTTTAAGATCATTCATAAGTCTTTTCTTATGCTTGCTAACTGTTCCTACAGCCCATTCACATTCTTCAGCTATTTCCTCAATAGTCATTCCATCAAAATAATATAATGGAATAATATCATAGTACTTATCATTCTCAATCTTCTTTAAAGCATTCTTTACTAATCTTACTTGTGATTTAGCTTTTACTGATATTTGCTTCAACTCACTAATTCTAGTTTCTAATGTTTCATCACCATATACATAAGTTCCCTCTTTTTCATTTAAAACAAGAGTATTTGATTTAGCTGTTGGTGTAGGAATATCTTTTGCTTCTTCTTCTAACTTTTCTATTTCTTCATCTATTAACTTTATAGCCTCGGGTAATACATTTAGACTATATAATATTTTCTCCGTACTTTTATAAGATGATTTAGGGCTCTTTAAAAGTTTTTTACTTTTTAATTCTTCTAGTACCTTTTTTACTATCTCATTTTTATCTTCTTCATCTACATTAAGATATACATTAGTTTTAGCTTCTTCCACTATTTCCACCTCTTTTTCTTTTTATTCTTTCTTGAATTTATTATCTCAAGTCTTCTTTTATGAAATTGTTTTACTTTTGATAAACTCCATTTTTTAGTACACATTCCACATTCTTTTAATAATTCAATGTACTCATCTTTTGTTAGTCCATAATAATTCATCTTTTATCTCCTCCTATACTTTTTAAAAGATTATCTCATCTTTCTTTTTCTATTCGTTTTCTTTCATCATCACTAATTAAAATATCTTCTAAAAATTTCTTAATACCTCTATATTCTTTAATTCCTGTCATTTCTTCAATTAAAGTGATAATTCCTAACTTTAATCGACTATTTTCTTTTATTAACTTTAATTCATTACTTGTCATCAGCACATACTCCAACACAATCATAATATCTATCACAATTTATCGGTGCTGATTTCAACAATAAGTCTATTGATTCTAATATTTTGTCAAAGTATTTTCTTGCTTCTTTGGAAAGATTAGAATTAAGCAAATCACAAGCTATTTCCCATCTATAATCAGCCAATAAATAATATAATTGTTTATAGTCTTCTTTATTCATTTTTAACATCACCTACAATTACTTTTTCAGTTGTTCTAGTATTTTCACAAATTATATAATTATCATCTATATAAAATTTTAATATTCCTTTTCTAACAAGAACTAATATTTTTACCACATCTTCTACAGCTTTCATTTCTTCACCATTTTTAGTATTTCTTCATATACTTTTAATCTTTTTTTAGAACTCCATAAACTACCGCTTTTTTCGTATTCAATAGCTCCCTCTAAATAATTTATCAAATTTTCTCTATCAGCATATAATCCACTCAGTTCAGCTTGTAACCCCCAAAGATGTTTTTCTCTCATTTCGTTAACTTCCTCAGCTTTATCCATTAACCTTAAATTTTCTTCTCTTAAAGTTATATTTTCAATAAGAATCCTTTTAATTCCCATATCATCAACATATTCCATTTTAACTTCTTTTTTTAGTAAATCTTCTTGTGATTCCGAATAATCAGGAATAGGCATTATAGTTTTTCTTACTCTACCAAGACTATCTAAAGAATAATCAATTTTTTCCATTACTTAAATCAACTCCTACCTCAAAAAATCTTTATTAGCTATCATAATCTTATTAGCCATACTATCAGGAACTATTATTACTTCTCTACCCATAAAAGTTGGTGGCATTTTTCTAACTTGTAATTCTCTATACTTTTTATTTTTATTTTGAATCTTTCTTGATAGTCTATCTATAACTTTCTTTTGATGTTGGATTTTTTCAATCATTTCTTTTTGTGACATAAATAGTCCAAAAATATATTCATCAGGTGCAACCTCAACATTTTCTAAAGGCATAGAAATAACTCCACCCTTTGCTAATTTTGGAAGTTTTCTAGCAATCATTTTTATTCCTCCATCTTTTCTACTTGTTGAATGAGTTTAATTAACTTAATACAAAACTTGTATAAATCAACCTTACTCATTGTTATCAACTCTTTTTTGTTTTCCTTTTTATCTTTAAATACATCTTCTAACATTTGCTTAGTTAAAAGTTCTATTGTGTCATCTAACATTTATACTTCATTTCCCCAGCAATCCCAACCGTCTTTTTGTTGGCGAGCAAATAATTCAATTTTCGGAATATCACCAAATAATTCAACAATTCTATCTCTAACTTCATCAGGTTTACGAGAATGTTCCCTTATTTTTGACATTACAACTTGATGAACTGATTTACTTAATCTAGGTAATGGTTTACCTTTAGTAGCTAATAAACATATCTCAGTATTTGCTCTTGTATAATATCCCATTCCCCAAAACAAAGAGTCACTTTTTTTATTTTGTTTTATCCAAGTAAATCCAAATGTTTTATACTCAAATCCCCATTTTTTTATAAGTTCTATTCCCTCTAATAAACAGGGGGCTGTCACCCACAAGAATAAAACACAATCTTTATCACATATATTTTGTATAGGTAAATTTTGTATATCCTCTTTTTTCATTGTTTTATAATGTGACTCAGCACTTCTTCCTAGTCCTGTTGCTTTAGACCATACTTGATATTGCCACGGTGGATCAGCATAGATTATTTTATATTTATTAGATGTATTATAAATATCAACTTTCATTATTCATATACACCGCTTTTACATTCTTCATCTTCTAAATTACAAACATTGTTATAATAGAACTCCCATAACCATTCATTAGAAAACTTTTCAGCTTTCCACATTTCATACCATTCACTAGCAATCATCTTTTGTCTTTCATTTTCATTTTCTAAAGATGATATTTCTTCTTTTAATTCCTCAATAGTTTCTTCCTTTATTGCTAGTTTATCTTCAGCTGTTTTATCAACAGTTTTAATTCTAAAGTTAAATGTTAGAAGTAATACAATAATCAACACTCCGGCTATAATATAGCCATAGTATTTTTTTAATAAATCTAAATAATTATTCATTTCTTTCCTCGATTCTTCTTAATTGTTCTTCCAACATTGCTTTTTGTCTTTCTTTAAATCTTTTAAAATCTCTTTCATTTTGAATATTTTTATAAAAGGTATAAACACCATTAGCTAATAGCACAATCATAACTATAATAGCTAATACCCAATATACAGTTTGAATCATTTATTTTTCCTCCTCATTATAATTTTCTTGTAAAGTATATTTTTTATATTTATTAGCCCAACCATTTTTATTTTTACTCTTACACCATTCATCAGTAATCTTGTAATTCTCTTTTCTTAAAAGATAGATAGCGTGTTGTAAATCAGTAATACTGTAAAGGTTATAACATTCAATAGTTGAAATACTTTTATATTTTTTAAGATGATTCAACACAATATCTTTTTGACTTATCTTTCCCATCTTAATAATCCTCAATATCGAAAACATCTTTCCAATAAGTAATATCTAATCCACACTCACTAGCCATATCTAATAATGTTTCTATTACATTAGCCATTTCTTTTTTATCCATTTTAGAGCTTCCCTCATAACATTTATAATCACAAAAGACTTTATCTCCTACTTGGATTCTTCTTGTTAATTGAATAGCTCTAAAGCTTTCTCTTAACATTGGAACAGCCTGAGGCTCTACTAATAGATGAGTAAACTTAGCCCCAGCTCTCACTAATGCTTCTAGGTATATATCCCAATCATCATTAGATCTATCACCATTTCTAGCTTTATCTATCTCACCTATTAGAGCCCACATATACTTATTTTGCTGTTCAGTTCTTTTATCTCGAGCTTTTGATATAGTTATCGAGTACAAATCATCTTTGTTTAAATCTTGAATTAGATGTTTATAATTTTCTCTTATTGTTAAAGTAATTTCCGTTTCAAAGCTTTCATTTTTACCGGAACGAGAATAATTACCTACTAGCTTCATAATTTATCACCTAGAAAGGTAAATCATCATCACTAATAACTACGGAATCTCCAAAATCTTTGAATGGATCATTTTCTTCTTCAGTAGTAGATTCTTCTTGAGTTGGAACATAGTCAGGCTCAGGTATTCCAGCTCCTCCACTTTGTTTAGTATCTAAGAATTGAACTCTATTAGCTAGGATATATGTTTCATACCCTCTACTACCATCTTCTTTATCCCAAGTTCTAGTTTTAATTCTTCCTGTTATTCCTACTAAACTACCTTTATGACAATATTGAGCTACATTCTCAGCTTGCTTATCATATACATAAACTTTTGGAAAGTCAGCTGGTCTATCATTTCCGTCTTGATCTTTACCATTGTTAATAGCAACAAACATACTTACAGCTGATAGTCCGCTAGCTGTTGCTCTCAATTCTATGTCTTGAGTGATTCTACCTATAACATTTACACTATTCATCTTCATCATCTCCCAACACATCATTTAATACATTTCTAATAGTGCTTAAAATATCTTTAGAAAATTTTTCAAATTCAGCTCTTTCTTTTTTTCTTGATTTAGGATCTTTTAATCCCTCCTCAAAAGCAAGTTTTAATAACTCAGTATCAAAACCACTTTCTTTCATTCTCATAATCATATTTGAAAATAAATTAGCAATTTCTAAATCTCTTCCGGCTATTACAACCCCATTATCAGTAGCTAGTAAAACATTCTTACTATCATCTACCATATCTTTTATTTTAGTTATATCTTTTTCAGTTATCTTTTTCATTTTAATTCCTCCTAAATAAAATCTCTATCACTTATTCCCGCTTGTTCAGCAACAGGAATAGGTCTATAGTTATCTTCAATATCTTGTTTTAAATTTTTTATCTCTTCCTCGAGATGTTCTTTGTCAGCTATTAACTCATCAATATAATCTTGGATCATTAACCAATCCTCGTACTCAGCTGTATTATCCAATTTTAAGGTGATATTTCCACACATTTTCTTAATATCTTCACTCATTAGAATCACCATTATCTATAAAAGACATTTTTAAATATCCAGCTTTTCCTTTTTTAACTGTTGTAGTTATATTTTCTTTATAAATATCTTCGTTTTCTTCTTTAAATTTATCTAAATCAAAGATTATAGATATTTCTTCCTTTGTATATTTGTTATAAAGATCTAAATTAGATTCTTTTAGTTTTTCTTCATCAAAAGTTTTAATAATAGTATCCTTTGCGTCAGCAACTCTAGTAAATTTAGCTACTTCAGTTATTAAAGATTTTTTACCTATTTCATCTAATTTATTTTTTACTTGATTTTTTAATTCATCTCTTTTTTTCACAAGCTCATCATATTTAGTTAATTGTTTTTCAGTATTTTCTAGTTCTTTAACTAAATCAATTAAATCTTGTGGCTGTAAATCAGCTTCGGTTAAAAAAGGATTTTCTTTTATTCTTCTTAAATCATTTCTAAAGTCATCTACCGCTATGTCTATTTCTTCAAGCAATTCTTTATAATCTTTTATATCTATCTCATATAAGGTTAAATATTTTTCATCAAATTCATAATTGAAGCAATGTTCTTTTACATTCATAGATTCATTCCAATTATCTTCTCTAAAATAAACAGCTAGGATTCCTTTTTTTCTCTTTGTATATTTCATATAAAATAATAATTGTACTAAATACATCTTATAATCTTTTAAATCAGTATGTATTTGTGATGTTGTTTTAATTTCTAAAACAGTTGTCTTGTTGATTCCATCAGTATGACATCTAACATCTTCTATAATATCTTTACCCTCAACAAATTTATCTTTTAAATCCTTATTTATATGCTCTCTTATTTGAGGCTCTAATATATTTCCATATTCGGTATATTCATTTCCAGCAAAATCATTTTTTAGAAGTCCTGCTTTTTCTTGCAACAATTCCCATCTAGTTTTAAAAGGACTTATTCCCATAAGGATTGGAATGTCGCTACCACCGATATATTTATCTCTATCTACTGTTACATTTTGCATTATTTTGACACCTCTTTTGTTAATTCTTCTAATAAAGCTTTGGCTTCTATTTGTGTAGTTTTAGAGCTTAATTTATTTTCTTTAGCATATTTATTTACATCAATACCAAGTTCCTTCAATTTATTTAGTAACGCTGTTTTATAATCAAGATCAGGAACATCTTGTTTTGACTCTTTTTTGGTAATTGTTGTTGTAGATTTTTTCTTTTTTTCTAAATCATTATTATCCATACTATCAATTACTTCACCGTCAGTTATTCCAAAAGCATTCAAATATAAGTATCTTTTATAATATGTGTTTAAAGCTCCTAAATACTGTATATCTTGCATACTTGGAGTTTGTAGAAAATCACCATTCTTATCTTTTAAAAATTCCCCTGCTTTATTTTTCTTATAAGTTAAAGGTGTATCAAACATCACAAAAGGTATTTTATAAGTGTTTATTTCTTCGCCTTTTTGTAATTCTAATTTTGCGTAATCATCTTCTATTGAAAACCTATCATTGATACCATACTTCAACATCAATTCATTCAATTTAGGTAAAAAGTCAGCTAGTTCGTAGTAATCGAATCCAGCGAATTTATTTTTACCTGATTTCTTAATTTTCGAGTTTTGTAGTTCAACTCTAACATTTATAATACTTTCATTTAGATTAAGTATTTTTACTTCTTTTTTTGTTTCAGCCATTTTTTAACATCTCCTTTAATCTTTTATTTTCATTTTTTAATCTTGTTATCTGTCTTTTTTTATCTTCACATTCTCTTTTTAGAACGTCATAATTTAGTGATAAAGTATTAAGTTGTCTTTGTAATTTCCATTTAGCTGGTAATTTTTCTTTAAACATTTATTTCATCTCCCATTCTTCAACTTCTGGCATTTTGTTTATAATACCCATACTGTAATGTTCTAGTTCTTTAACAACGTCTGGATTTCTTTTGTGTTCCAAATAATTAGTTGCGTGATTATTAATAATTTGTGTTTGTCTATTTTCAAAAATTTCCTTGAACAATCTTCGCTCACGTTCTATGTATTCACTATCACACAATCTAGTCCAGCCAATGCTATTAAAAGCAATATCTGCTGTAAAATCATTTAATGACTTTCTAGCAATATCTGTTCTGTAATAGCCATATTTATGAACGGCGTCTAATACGCTTGCCCACTCTGCTTCAACACTCAAGTGTAATTCTGAATTAGTCATATAAGCGATTCTCTCTTTTACTTCCGCTATCGATGGAAAAAATTTACTAGTGCTTACAATTTCTTTAATGACTTCTTTAAATACTTCTAATGGATAACTATTGAAATAGCTGTACCATGTGCTAACTTCACTATTGTTTAAGTCCTTTCTGTATGCTAAGCACAAATGTGTAAATATTGCTGTAAATTCTTCTTTTGTCATTTTAACCTCCTTTAAAAATCCCAATACTCAAAAGGTAAATCCTTTGTTGTAATTTCTTTTGATGGTTGATTAAGGTAACTTTCAAATTTAGTTCCAAACAGCGTCTCAGGTCTTAAATATTTTTTCATATCGTTGTTTCGTAACCAGTCTAAACATTTGTTATCTATTACCGTTTTAAAATCTTCCGCTGTAAAACCCTCATTCAATCTTGCTTGTATAAATTGTTTTGTTTTAGGTGTTGTAGCTCTATAGTTACTTCCAGTCTTTGCGTTTAAATAGCCAATAATATCCACATAGAGCTTTTGCTTAGTATCTAAAACTTCAACAATTGTTTCTTCTTTTCCCCCTATAACCCCCTTATTATTTTCTTTAACATTACCATTAACATTAACATAGACATTAACATCTTGATGTGTTTGTTTTTCGGATACAGTTTGGTTATTAGTTTGGTTTGTTTTTGGTTTGTTTTCGGTTTCTTTTTTGGTTTGTTCTTCGGTTTGATTTTCTTTAATGTTCCCTTTACTTCTTTTAGAATTATTTTTACTAATATCTAATGGTCTTTTTAGATTTCTAAATACTTTCATTTGTCTTTCACTTAAATTTGGTTCAATATCTTCAAACATATATTTAGCTATTGCTAGTAATAATTCTTGTTGTTCTTCTTCGGACAATAAGGTAATTAAATCGTAATATTCTTTGTAAATAGTAAAACTATTCATTGTTACCTCCGTTCCTTTTGCTTTTTTCGCTCCTAAATGTTATAATTTAGGAGTAAAATATTTGTTTTACATTTTGATTTATGAGTTTTAGGCGACGCATAAATCTTTTTTTATTGATTATCTTCATCATCGAAATACTCAATTACCTCCCCTAGTACACTACAAGCTAATACAAACGTTATAAGTCCAAACCATGTCCAACCATAACTATTGCCAGTTAGCCAAGTGTAGATTGTTAGCATAAATACATCGTGAATAATTACACTTAAAGCAAGTAATCCGACTGTTAAAATGCTTACATTCTTCCATTTGATTTTTAATTTTCTTTTTGCCCTTTTCATTCTTCTTTACCTCGTTTCATTTAATACGATTTCTTTGATATTTAATTCTTTTTTAACTAAGTGCGTAGGTATCAGGATTTCACGATTGCTTTCAGGAATGTAATAATTCTTTTCTTTTGCTACTTTTAATAAGTGATTCATTGTCCTTTCAGCAAATCTTCTTCCTTGTCCTAATAACTCAGTCAATTCTCTTAAGTTTATATATGGTTTTTCCATATCTTTCACCTCTTTTTTTGCTAGTCTTTTGGTTTATTTATCTTCTCATTTCTTGTTATAATGTCTTTGGAAAGGAGTGTTATTTTTGAATAAATATTCTAAAAGTGTCCTAAAAGTTTTAAATAACAATAGTTCTTATAACAAAATGTTGTCTATAAACACCATTAAGCATTACTGTAACCTTGAAAATGATTTAATTTTAAACTCTCTTAAAGAATTAGAAAATGATAAATTAGTTACACATAAATGCTATTTAGAAAGTAATGGTCGTAGTGCTTCTGGTATAACAAAATATTGTTCCACTACTCTTGGAAAAAATTATTTCAAAGATGAACGTACAAATTTAATAAAGCTATTTTTCTTAAAATGTGGCGAGATTCTTTTCGATAAAGTTATACTTACCATTGTTATATCTATTATTACTTCAATCTTAACAACTATTGTTATGAACTCAATTTTTTATTCATAGACGTCCCTTTAATTTAAGTATTATGATATTTGTTATTAGTGACGCTATTAAACTTAATACTACAGTTAATATAAATTCTAAGAACGTCATTTTTCTTTCAGGCTTTTTCATATATAATCTCCTATTCTTCTTTTTTTACTTCATTATCAATATACACATTTGTATATACTTTTTTAAAAAAAATATCGCCCGAAAGTCCATAAAATTCTAATAAGTCAATCAAATTATCAATAAGCATTGCTTTTCCATTTTCATATCTACTTATTAACATCGACGAATAACTAGTTTTATCGGCTACTTCTTTAATAGTAAGTCCCTGATTTTCACGTGTTCGTTTTAATTCAAAACCGATATTTTTCATTATTTCTTCTTTCATTTTTCCCTCCTTACAATGACATTATAATATACACTTTTGTATTTGTAAATAGTTTTTTATACATTTTTGTATTTTTTTATATTTACTTTTCCTATACTTTATTGTATAATTTTATACAGAGAGGAGAAATAGCCATGAAAAATAATAATTATATTTCTAAAAATCTTAAATATTTAAGAAAAGAAAATAATTTAAAACAAGAAGATTTAGCAAAAATTGCTAAAACTACACAAGCAACTATTGCGAGATGGGAATCAAACATAGTATCACCAACATTAGACGGTATTGTTGAAATATCTTTACATTTTAATATTGATTTAGGAAAGTTAATATGCACTGATTTATCCATTCCCGATAACCAATATGACGATGAAATTAAAAATCTTGCTACTAAAAATGGTGTAAAAATAATCATAGATAAAAATGCTCCTCTTACTGCTGAGTCTGTTGTTGAAGTTAATAAGATTTTAATGGAAGAATTAGACAAAGAAAACAAAAAATAATCTCATGTTATAATAACTACTCCAAAGGGGGTTTAGAGTTATTATGAGAATTATTTTTAAAGAGTTACCAAGTGAAATAACTATGTTTTATATTTCCGATGGTAATCAAATCATCATTATTTATAATATTGGTTAAAACTTGTGTGAGTTTTATAAAATAAAGAAAGGTGTGAGTTTATGGTTTGTCCAAAATGTAAAAGTGAAAATGTTTCTATACAACTAATGAATGTGCAAAAAAAGAAAAATATTATTGTTCGGTTAATATTATTTATTCCAAAACTAATAATATTCTGTGTTTCATTTATAGTATGGGTTATAGTTATGATTTTATCATTGGTATTTCCGTTCTTAAAATCTAAAAAAACTGTAATGCGTAAATATGCAGTATGTCAAAATTGTGGCTATACCTGGAAAACAAAACAAAAAGATTTAAAAATTTAAAAAAGATACCTAGAGGTGCAACTCTAAGTATCAAAGTGAAAACCCAAAAGACTAGCAATCTTTAAAACAAAACAACCGAAGTTATAATGTATTAGGTCTTCTTCTACATTATAGCACTTGTTTAAAAAAATAACAATAAAGGAAGTGCTAAAAATGTCAGTATTTAAAGATAAAGAAAAAACCAAAGACGGTCGTCAATATAGATTTAAGGTATATTATCATAAAGATGGTAAACTAGTACCATATGTTTCCAAAAGATACTTATTAAAAAAAGAAGCAGAAGCTGAAGAGCGAATTTTTCTTTTAAATCGAAATAATCCAGTAAAAAAGAAATTTGATGATGTAGCAAATGATTATTTCACAGATTCGGAAGTAAAATTGAGAGAAGCAACTATAATCAAAAATAGAATTAGTTATAATAAGAGAATTAAAAATACTTTTGGAAATAAATTTATTGATGAAATAAACGTTAAAGATATCGAAGATTGGAAAAATGAAATAAGAAAAGATATGATGATTTCAAGTTGTAATCGCTGTTATTATATTCTTAATGAAATATTTAAGTTTGCAAATCGAAAATACGAATATAGTTACAATCCTGTTGCTTTAGCTGGGAGATTTAGAGAAAAAACAGACAAAGTTGTTGAAGAAAAAATAAGATATATTACTTATGAAGAGTATCAAAAATTTATATCTGTCATTGATAAAGAAATGTGGTATGCTTTCTTCACTACACTTTATTTTAGTGGAATGCGTGTTGGTGAAATTCAAGCACTTAATTGGAATGATATAGATTTTAGATCAAATACAATAACAATAAATAAAACATTAACTTTCACTACAAAAACGGGACCTTTTAAAATTACCAATACCAAAAACTGTTTAACCAGAAAAATAGTAATGTCAAATGTCTTAAGAAAGGTATTATTAGATTATAAAGAAGCCGTCAAACAATATGGCGATTTTACAGAAGATTGGTTTGTTTTTGGAAACGGTACTGCTTTAAGACCATGGAATATAAGAGTCACAAAAAACAAATATTTTGAAAAAGCAGATCTTAAACAAATTACAATACATGAGTTTAGACATTCCCATGTTAGTTTATGTATTAACGAATTTATAAAATCAGGACAAACAGACTCAACAAAATTTTTCTTGATGATGTCGCAAAGAATGGGACACAGCTTACGGGTTATGCAAGATGTATATATGCACTTATTTCCAACTGTTCAAGATGGCATTATTGACCTGCTAAACAACCTATAAAAAAAGAAATTGGTACCTAAAATAGTACCTAAAATTTGGAAAAGTCCATAAAATGGGACTAAAATGATATAGCACCGAGTTTATCATATGTACTTTATTCATGTTACAGTATGTATTTTACCAGTAAAATAAGGCATTTTCAATTGTTTAATGTCACAAAAAGTACCACTTTTCCAAATTTTTAGTAACTATTTAGTACCTAGAAAAGAGGACTAAATATGAATTGTAAAAACTATAGAACAAGAACTAAAAAAGGAATCAAATATGGCTATTGTGTTAAATATAAGAAAGAAGTTCCCCTATTTTGTAAGGAATGTAAGGAAGATATAGAATACAAAGAGTGTAAGCGTATGAAATTACGTACAAGTAAACACGTTAAGGCAGAAAAAGAAAGGTTTAGTATAATTTATCCTGACTTAACTAAATGCTGTAATTGTGGCTCTAAAATAGGCATAGAAAAGAATGAAGTTTTTGAGGGCTCTTTTAGGCAAATATCAATTAAATTCGGAATGGTATGTCCAATGTGTCACAACTGCCATCAGCTTTTTCATAATGATATTATGTTTAATTTATTCTATAAAGTTATGTTTGAAAAGGAATATCTAAAAACACACTCTAAAGAAGAATTTATAAAAACATTCGGACAAGACTATATCTATAAATTAGAGCAAAAAAAAAGAAGCTAACCAACTAAGGCTAGTTTCTAATTTTCAATACTTGACCCGCATAAATTTTGTTAGGGTCTTTTATATTATTATCTTTGGCAATTTTTTGATATGTCGTATTGTATTTTCTGGCAATTTCGCTTAATGTATCACCGCTTTTTACTACATAGGTAACGGTGCGTGGTTTATTTCCAATAGGTTTTAAATCATTTTCTGCTACCCAGCCAAGACCGTTATTTAAATTGTATGGCTTGCTTCCGTTAGCACGTTTGGTAATAGTAGCCTCTAAGTTATTTCTTGCTTGTCCTGCACCATTTCCTTTGGCGTCTCTGTATAAAGTCCCAGTAAAGATAACTTTATCTCCTACATTGAATTTAAAAGACTGATTTGTATTAGGTTGTGCCTGAGACTCTTCATATACTGGTTTAGTTAAGTAAGGTGTTGGGGCTATTCTTGTGCTAGAGCTATATCCAGTTGACACTTCAAAATGCAAGTGGCGTCCATAAGTATTTCCTGAGGTTCCGATAATTCCTATTACAGATTTTTCGTCTACTTCATAACCAACTTTTACTTTGATTCCTTTTTTCAAGTGGGCATAACGTGTATGCATGCCATTTGGGTGCTTTATAAGAACATAGTTGCCCCACGACTTAACACCTTGAGCACCAGCAATTCTGTCTAATCCGTCTACAACTTCTACAATTACTCCCTTACAATTTGGATGAACTTTATTGTATTCTTCGTTCGAACTATATCCTATATCAATCCCTCCATGTCCACCATTCCCCCAGTTTTGCGTTATTCTTTTTTCTGCATTTTTTACTACTCTACTCATTTTTATCATTCCTTTCCTTCGTAAAATAATACGTTATTACTGCGGTTATAACAGAAGCTGTTAATGATTCATTTAACTGCATTTTTAAAGCCAAAATCGTAAATACTATCATTACAGCTATAGTCATCAAAGACTTTACTTTCAATAAATTTACTGCTGCTTTTATAACTTCATTTATAATTTTATCTTTCATTGCTTCATCTCCCATTCTTTTATGATAATTTCACACTCTTTTTTTGTTAGTGAATTATACCCAGCACTCAAATATGCATCACATGCTGAAGAACGTTCTGCAACTGGAATTTCTTCATTCCATATAACACTTTTTAAAGCCATTTGTTGCGTTGTTTTTAAAGTCCCAAGTATTTCGTCTAAGTTGTTCAGTGTATTATGTAGAAATAAAAAAAGACCCGCTACAAGTCCTAAAGAAAACGTCATTAACAAGTAATGCTCTTTAATCTTCTTTAATTGTTCTATCATTGTTACCCTCCTTTTCTTTCACTTCTTCATATATTTCTTTTGCTTCTTCAATAGTCATATTTTCAGGAACATATGCTTTCTTAAATAAGTAAGGAATATGTTCTCTTATTTCGTTTCCATTTTCGTCTATAAATGCTTCTACATAAACATCATCTTTTTCTTTTAAAAGATATTCATCTTCTGCAATTAAAACTTTCAACTTTACTTCTTTTATGATTTTCACTTTAAATCACCGTCCATCCTAAACTAGTAGCATGTTCTAAAGCTTCTTTGCTTGCTTTTGGCATATTAGGCCCTAGTGTTATTGTTTTAGGTGCTACACTTACGTCTTGAACATTCAATAAAAGATAATTGACTGAATCATCTGAAAGGCTCATTGTTGTATTCAACAACAAGTTTGTTTTTAAATTTTTCAAGCGTACTTCTTTTAACTTCTGACAATAACTTAACATGTTATTAGCATTTGTGACATTTTCTAAATCCAAAATACCTTTGATTTCTTCTAAGCTACTCATTTCTAAGCACATATTATTCATTGTCGTAACTTGACTTGTATCAAAACTGCTTAAATCTAGTATTTTTAAGTTAGTACAAAAAGAAAACATTGAGCTCATATTCGTGACTTGAGATGTATTAAAATTACTGATATCTAAGTTCTTTAGCATTCTAGCTGATTGAAACATCGAAGTCATACTTGTCACATTACTTGTATTAAAATTGCTTAAATCTAGTTCCTCTAAATTTATCATACTATAAAACATGGCTGTCATATTTGTTACATTCGAAGTATCAAAATGTCTTACATCTAACTCATTTACATTTTTTATTTCTGCGAACATATAACTCATATCTTTAATGTTACTAGAGTCTATACATTCTACTTCTTTGTTTAAGTCATTTCCAGTCCAACCTCTATAAGAAATTTGCATTGGATGTATTTTTTCTTTTATCAATTTTACATCTTTTTCAATAATCATTAATTCTTTTTCGGCATCATATTCAAGCAACTTTAACACCCCCATCATTTGTGAGTTTTAGAGTTCCAGTAGCAATTGTCTTTTTTGCATTATCTTCTAGTATTTCAATTGCAATATAATAAGAACTGAAATTAAGTTCTTCTGTGTCTTTTGACTCGATAACAAAGCGATAATAAAAATCTTCTTTATCAAAAGTTATTGAGCCTTCACTTAACTTTTTTTGAAAAATAGCATTTGTACTATCAACACTATATTTATAAAGAAAAATCATTTCTTTTGCTGATTCTTTTATAATTTCATTATCTTCTGTTCTTCGTTGAAATTTTAAAGATATTTTATTTCCACGTGGAAATTCAACAAAAATTTCTTGTGGTTTAATTTCGATTTTATTCACTCAATCACTTCTTTCTTTTTATTTAATTATGTACATCATATTCATGTGAAAATAACGTCCACTATTAGTTTTGCTTAACATTAAGTTTCTATTGCCTGAATTAAAATAAGAATATTGCACTTCTTTTACTTTCCACAACGAACTTCCAATGCTTATATCTCCATTTTGATATAAAAAAATTATAGGTCTGTATTTTTCAGAAAATGTTCCGAAAACTAAATCAGAAGTCGTTGTAAGATTTTCTTTTAAAGTTCCTAATGCGTTAATTTGTATAATTTTTCCATATTGTACAGCATAAAAATTTTGTACACTTTCAACAACATTAGAATTTAAATTTAAATATTCATTCGAATATAAAGTAGTTTTGAAAGAAGTAAATTTTGAACTTAGAATGACACTTAAAGTTTCTTTATTATGTACTATACTAGTACTGTCTAAATAAGTATTATTTTTGAATTTAATTGATTTACTCAATTAAATCACCTACTTTTGGGATAAAGTTGTTCTCATAAACAACCTCCCCCCCTAAAACATTTTTTAACATATTATTTCTCCTTACCATTCATCTAAAACATCATAATCCAATACTTTATTGCCACTTGTAAGATAAATACTACCTGCCACCGCCAATGAATATGCTTCTCCACTGCTGTTTACTTTTCCAATCCCTACGTTTTTACGTGAAGCGTTAGTATACAATATTGGTATACCTTCACTTACTAATAATTCAATTGTAGACGTTGTTAATTTATCTTTAATTTCAACTTGCATTTTCCAAGAACTTTGATTGTCTAAATCTAAAACAACATTTGAACAAGTGTAACCATTGTTGCTTATAGTCGGTGTAAGAGATAACCACGTATTACCATAATTACTTCCTACTTTCGCATAACGATACCTTACAGACTGTATAGTATTTTTATTTGTATTTCCACATTTTACCAAAGAAAATGTTCCTTTTGTAACTAAAGTGGTTTCATTTTCAAAATTATTAAGTCTAACAAATGTATTTTTTTGAACTATACTCGCATAATCGATAATAGTAATAGTAATCTTTTTGGTTACAGACAATCCACGGCTATCATAAGCTTTTACCGTTATATCTGTATTACCAGCAACAGAAATTGTACCTAAATCAATAGATACATCTCCTGTTCCATAATTAACACTTCCACTTCGATTTCCACAAGATACTTCATATCTTTTAGGTGTTGACGAATTTTTTGCAATCATTTTGCTAGCACTCGGAATAGTGATTTTCAAAGCGGATTGATTTTTTACTATATATAATTTATTTCCTGTAACTGCAACAACAGAACTTTTACTATCTTCATAATTAAAATTACCCATTGTCGGCGTTTCTGTTCCTTTTATTTTATAAGTTCCACCGTCTTTGGTTTTGCTTGAAGAACCGTAATTTACAACTATTTTGTATTTTCCACTTTGTGAGTTTGGAATACTTTTATATAGGTTATTTAGTATGGTTGCTGTTGCAAAATTGCCAACTGACGTACCAGTCCAGCCATCTCCTGAATAGATAGTACTTCCGTCAACACCCAACATTTTCACAGTACAATTTCTTTTTAAAGGATTGTACAAAGTAATATCCATTGCATTTCCAATTGTAAAATCTGGTGTCACAGTACAATAAGGATAATCATAAGTTGTTTGGCTTGTAGCACCAGTATCATACGTTGTTTGACTTGCTTTTCTTCTACATCTGGTTTTTATATTGTATTTTGTATTAGCTGTTAAACCATTTATTGTATAAGAACCACTAGTTCCATCAGCTACATCTAACCCTGTCCAAGTAGTTCCATTGTCCTTAGAGTACCATATATAATCTACAGTAGAATCACAAGCCCAATTCATAGCAATACTTGTTTCTGTTTTACTTTTAAATGCTTGAGTTGGAGCTTTAAAAGTAGTTACGCTTAAACTAGCTGTATCATACGTTGTTTGACTTACTTTTCTTCTTACTCTAGTTTTTATAGAATATGTTGTATTGGTTGTTAAACTGCTTATAGTATAAGAACCGCTTGTCGCATTCACACTGCCAACGGCAACCCATGTTTTTCCATTATCCTTAGAATACCATATATAATCAGCTGTACTATCAATCGACCAATTGATTTTAATGGTTGTTTCTGTTTTTATATTCAACGATTGTGTCGGTATTTTATAAGTAGTCTGAGCCACTGTAGAGCTGTCTGTGGTTAATTGACTATCTTTTCTCCTAACACGTATTTTGAAATTATATTTCGTATTAGGGCTTAATCCACCAATGTTAAAACTTCCACTCGTTCCATCTGTCACATCTAAGCCAGTCCATGTACTTCCATTATCCTTGGAATGCCACAAATAATCAATTGTATCAGCCGTCTTCCAATTTACTGTTACAGATGTTTCACTTCTTTTGACCACTGTAAAAGTACTAATACTTGTATATCTTGCTATTTTTGTTAAAACTAAGCTGCCACTAGCACTAGCATTCCCTGGCGTGTAACTCATACCCGCACTATCAGTTATACTAAAACTAAAATTAAGCGTTTTAGATCCATCATTATTATGTGGTATAGTTTGTGTACCACTTTTTATTGTTATTGTACTTGAACCATTATAACTTGGAATTGTTCCAGTATAATCTGTGCCATTTATAGTAATTTTGTATGAAATACCGCTAATATACCAATCCCAACCCGATTGAATCGGTGATAACTGTAAATTAAAAGAAACAGTAGAAGTATTGTTTGCTACATTTGTACCTGTTTCAGTTATATTCAATGTAAATTTATGGTGACCCTTAGCACCATTTGCACTAATACTTGCCATTACCCATTACCTCCATCATCAGGAACAAACGCTATCCCTGTATTACTTCCGCTTAAAATTGGAACAATCTTAATTGGATTCATTGCAATCATAGAAATGGCTCTTAATTTCTCGACAATTGTTGTATCACCATTCAACGTAAATACTCGGGTAGAAACACCATTTTTGTTGGCATATCCCGCAAACTCTTGCGGACTAATTACAGTATATTGTCCTGTTTCATCAAATCGTAATGACTTTACCAAAACACCGTCCATATTGATATTCACTTGAGTATTCAATATTTCACCATTTGCTTGAGTCCAGACACAATTTAGATCACCTTTAGTAATTACTGTATCGGTTATTGTTAAGTCACTATCTTCATCACCATAGTATTCAAGAATAAGTTTGTTTCCACTAATTTTGATATCACCTTTAAATTCGTATTTTTTGAAGCTTATTTCTTCTAAAAAATTAAAATTATATTCCCATTTTTCATTTGAATTACTAGGGTTATACAATTTAATGTGCCCGTTAGAGCTCGGCTTTTTAGAAATTACGCAACTAAAAGAATATTCACAGTTAGCATTAACAACTATTTCTTGAGATATTTTTACGCCATTTAATCGGAATGCGCCACCACTCACACCATGTTCTAACAAATTTACATTTGCTAGTGTTTCAATGTTAGACGTTTCTTCATTATCGTAATACAGATTCCATTCCGTAGTACCAGCAAATCCAACAGAGTTTTTTACTAAATTATTTCCACCACTATTTTGAACTGACATCAAAATATTTTGAATATCCATAAAGATTTTAGAAATCTGCGAAGCATTTCCCTCTGTTTCTTGAATTAAAAGTGTTATTTCTCCTTTTAATTCATCAATGATTGAACGTACTTTTCTGATTTTATCTTCATTCTTAATTCTTTGGACTATTGATTTTTTTTCACTATTTTTTAATGTCGTAATGCAATCACCAGTAAAGCCTAAATTATAAGTCCATTTTTTCTGGAAAAAAGTTGTAATTCCTAAGAACTTAAATACATCTCCTGTATCCCATGCTGGATTCATTAGCATTTTAAAGTTTGCTGATTGAAATATCATGCCATTCAATGAATTAAAAATACTTTCTACTTCATCTTCTGTTATTTCAAAAGGATTTTCATCACTAAGCCAAACAGTATATCCGTCGTCTGTACCAAACTCAAATTTTCTAATTGCGTCTTCATAAACTACTTTGGTAACAGTTCTTAAGGAATCACTATCTTCTAAACAAATTAATTCTTCTTCATCTTCGGTTAATTCAATAGTATCCACATTTGAAAAAGATTTTATATAAAGTTTACCATCACGTCCGATTTTTGCAAATCCACCTGCACGTTCTGCCAGAAAAGAAATGTATTGTCTTGCGGTTATTGTATTATCGTAAACACTTACGATTTTCTCACTATTTAAAAATGATGTAGAACCAAGTTCGACACCAAATTTGTCACATATAAATTGTAGTAATTCTAATCTAGTGCATGGAACAATACTACTAAAATCGATTTCCTTGTCAAATCTTGACATATAATCATACAATTTGAACTTTGTACAATCACTACTGCTTGTATCAGGTTCTTTATATACATCAAATACTCCAATAGGAATCCACTCGTACTCTTCTTCACCAACATCTAAACCATATGCGATTTCAATGGTAGTAATTTCATTTACTGGACATGGCAAGCATTCATTATCAAGAGTCAAAGAAATATTTTGTATTGTAGCACTTCCCAAAGAAAAAAAGTCTAGTTCAAAAACAATATCATCTAACGTAAACTCACGTACAAAATCGTTATCAATTTCAACGCCATTAACTTCAATTCTTAAAGTACAATCACCATCAAAAACATTTTGATTAAATTTATTAGATACTTTATACATAATTATTGCCCTTTCTTCTTTTTCTTTTGAGATACGCTAAAAGATATTTTCCATTTTGTTTCATTGGTATCTTCTGCTTTTTCAGTGCTAATCATTTCACATTTCCTTTTTGCACATCGGAATTGTGCTGTTAAAATTTTTCCACCTAAAATAGGACATTTTATATCTAAATTCATTGGGTTTTTAAACGTCTCATTCATTAAGTGTTCTGCTTCTTCTTCCGTACAATAAGCAAAAGTAAAAGAGGCTTTCACGAGCCCCTTTGCTAATAACTTATCAATAAGTGACGCATTCACAGTTGAACGATAACTATCTAAATCTAAATCTTCAATATCTAAACTAAATCCAGTAGGACTTTTTTGGATTTCTCCATCACTTTTCCATACCATTAGTACGCACCACCTTTTACTATTGAAACACCCCTGATTTTTTCTTGTTCTCGAATATATTCTGTGCTTTCATTCAATACATTTTTACCCATGTAATTGATAACTAATCTATCGTATCTATCCCCACCAAAGTCTTGTTCATTTAAGACATTTCTAAATGTATTTTCCAACATATCTTTTGGCGAAACGATTTCTGGATTATTTCTTGCATTAGAATATTCAGCTACTTTGACAATTGTTTCTTCAGTTAAAACGCCACCGCCTGCAAGTTCTGGTATCTGTGGTACCCAAAGTGGATTATAACCCCACAATCCTTGAAATGGCGCTATTCCTAAAAATGATATATCACGAATAGTATTCAAGAATCCGTTAATCTTATCAAATGGAAATGAAATTACTTTGTTAATTCCACGAATAATTGCATTGACAATCGTTTTAAATACGTTGGCAATTGCTCCTACTATTCCATCAAAGATTTTTCCGCCTGCTGAAAATATATTTTTGATAAATTCCCAAGCATTTTTAATGATATCTTTTATACCGTCCCAAACTTTTTTCCAATCGCCAGTGAATACTCCAGTAAAAAATTTAATCACGCCACGAGCTACATCAATTATATTTCCAATTGCTTTAGTAATTTTTTCGATAACAGGTTCTAATTTTTCCTTACACCAAGATACGACTTTATCAATAACTGGCTTAGCCGTTTCCCAGATTGCACCAATCATTTCTACTAATTCATTGATTGCCGGAAATAAATGTTCATCTAAAACTGGTTTTACATATTTTTCATACATTGAAACAATCCACTCAGTAATATCTTTTGCATAACCTAAGATATCGCTGATAACATTTAAGACTGTTTCAATTGCCTTTTGGAATCCATCAGACACTACCCATTTTAATAATAAATTTCCAATAGAATTTACAAAATCTTGAATTGCAATAACAATGTCGCATATTGCTTGAACAATACCATTTCCTACACCTGCGTTATCCCATGCTTTTGTAAAAGCTTCTGCGATTGCTTCAATAATTCCGAAAAAAGTAGTTGCAAGTTCGATTACATTTGAGAATATTGTTGTGATCGTGCCATTATTTACTACTTCTTGAAAGCTTTTTAAGATAGATGAAAAGGCTGTAGCTAATCCTATAGAAGCATTAAATAACGTTTGAAATAATTGTGTTCCTGCTCCACCTGCATTCCAAGCACTTGTAAATGCTCCTGCAAGCCCACCAACTAAATCAAATATTTGTTGCACTATGGTTAGCATGCTAATTAAATATGCCGTTCCAGTTCCATTCGTCCATACTGACATAAAACTTGAAAAAACATTACTTGCCATAGTTCCTATATTTTGAAACGATCCAACAATACTATTTATTACGCTAGTACCGACTTTATCCCACGCTTCTTTAAATGGATTAAATATTTGAGATAATACTTTTGCCACCTTTTTAGAAAAATTTTCAAAAGGCGTCATATCTACATCTTCTACAGTTATAGATTGGGTATCCCCAGAACCACCACTATCACTAGATAAATTGGTTATATCACCGTCAATACTAGCTAACTGTTTATTAGCGTTGGAAGCCGACTTTGATTGTTTATCTAGGGCTTTCGCATTTGCCTTTGCTACTAAATCAACACCAGTTAAAGCCTTTACGAAGTTAGCCACGATACTAGTTAATTTACTAAATAACCCAGCCACATGCTCAAGTACTGGAGCGAGCAAACTTCCTAGTGTATTCCAACTATTTTGAATTGAAGCCGAAAGTTGTGAATCAAAACTTAAGTATGCTTGACTTGCCTTACTTACAACACTAAATGCTGAGCGAACACTAAGAAGTGATAAAGCAAATTTTTTTATAGATTTTACTCCCTTGGATATACTTTTACCAAAAGAATTTCCGAATCCATCTCCTTTTTTACTTACTTTATCAGTTTCACTTCCGACGCCTTTAATTTTGCCAATAAGATTTTTTACCCCACTACCTGCTTTTGAAAAAGCACTTTTTAGTTTACTTCCTAAAGGGGTATTACCAACTTCATTTAGTTTTTCTTTTATTGTTGATACTCCTTGATTTAAAGCATTTCCAGCTGTTTTACCAACATTTTTAGCAACTGATACAATAGGTTCTAATTTAGGTTTTATAGTTTGTTCTATACCACCTATTTTTTCACTTATACTATTTTTTATATTGCTTAGTCCTTTACCAGCTTGTGAGCCTACATTACTAAAAGCACTTCCAAGATTTTTAACACTTTCAATCATTTTAAAAAGTAGTGAGTCACCACTACTTAAATTCTCTTGAATCGCACTTTTTACTTTTGATACTGCTGGTATAATGCTTTCAAATTGCATTGCAACAGTTTTTATTTGCTCTTTTAAAGTAAGAAAATCAAAATTCTTTAAATTTTCATTCAAGCTACTTGCAATTACCTGTGACGCACTTTGAACTTGCGACATATCAGGTTGGATTTTTACTGGAGCAAATAAATTGTACTCAGGCTGTTCAATATTCAATGCTTTAGGACTAAACTTCATAGCTTCGTCTATTTCTGCTAATTTATACACAATGGAATCTAATTTAGCCAATTCATCATCATTAAATAATTCAATTCTTTTCGCATGAAGCATTTCATCTCTAGTCTTTCTTAAATCTAACATTTTACGTTCTAACTCTTCATATGTTAAATTATCTAAATTCATATTAGACGTATCAACATCAATACTAATTTTATTTGATTGAATTTTAGACAGTTCCTTAGACATTTTTTTAGTTGCTTCACTTGTTGCTTTTTCACACCGACTCATTGTACTTTGAGTCTGTTGAACTACTGGTTCTAGTGCCTGAGCAAACTCTTGTGATTTTTTCGTAAGTTCACTCATTGAACTAGCACTATTTTTCACTCTTTTTTTTACTTCATCAGTAATTTTTTTTATTCCGGACATTGCTTCCGATATATTGGCTCGGATAACAATTTCCAACTCTTCTATTGTAATAAGTCATCACCACCATTCTTTTTTAGTGATGTCCTTTTTATTTCTTTTCTTTTAGTTCTTCTGAGAGTTCATACATAAAATTTATTAAGTCTTGTCCCTCTCTAGGGGCTTGAACATTTATTCCTTGTTTCAATAAATCTTCTCTAAATAAATCAATGTATATTTCTTTTATCAAACTAATATTCTTAGGTTTTTTATTCACTATACTTGCCCCAATCATTTTGTCTGCTGTATTTTCCGCTAGCATAATTTCGTTCTTGATAGAAAGATTTTCTGCTTTTTCACGGCTTTCTACAAACAATCTAGCTTCTCTATAGTGTAAGTTCCAAAATTCATTTGGAGTAAGTCCATAGCGATATGCTAATGGTTCTAACTCCAATATTGCGTCTTGGAAGTCTAGCCTTTGTATCCTTTGAACTGTTCGGCTACTGCCTCTCCCATTACTTTTTCGGCGGTTGTTTGAATCATTTGATTGATGTCGAAGTTTGCTAATGGGTCTTCCATCATTTCCTTTAGTTCCTCTTTCGACATCTTCTGTCCGAAAAAACTTTTCATATTGATTTCCTCTGCTAAAATCTCATATAGTCTTGTATAAGTTCTTTCTTCTTGCACACCATCTAAAGATTCTACTTCAACTTCTTGAACCCATTCGTCCATAAAATCGTAAACTTGATTGATGTCGCCATTAAAGATAGCTTGGTTTTCGCAAAATTCAAAAATCATTTTTCCCAAAAACGCTAAGTCCATATCTTTCATAGCCTTAAAAAAAACATCTTTAAAGTTACTTACTTTAAACTTTTTATTGATTTCTACAATCTTTCTAAGTGTTGCATTCACAACAACTTCTTTATTCTTCGTTTTTAATATCATTGTTCTTATTCTCCTTTTTCTTTTTAATATTAGAAGAAGCCGATTTCTCGGCTTTTCCTTTTGATTTTCCAACTTCTTCGAAGTTCGGATTATTTCTATAAAATTTAATATGCTCCTCGTTATAAACATGAGTCACATTTTTAGTTTTCTTATGTATAAAATCCATATTACTCACCTGTTGGAGCTACTGGAAGTCCATAACTTTCTGTAATTTTTGAATTACGATATAAAGTTAAAGTATCTTTCAACATATCCCCAGCTGAGATATCATCGCCGGTTAAATCCATTTGGGCACTAAATGATTTTACTAGTGGTTCTTCATCACCCTCACAAGTCGTTTCTGGATAACGAACAAAGAAATACTTAGAAACATTTGAATCCGCGATTTCTTTTAACTTTTTATGTTGATTTCTAACATATAAAACCGGAATACCTGGTGTAGTCGATTTCTTACTTCCTTTTGCTTGTTCTTCATAACCCATATCAACCGTTTCATATGTAATAGCCTCTGCTGGGTCTTCAAGTGCTGGAATAGTCTCAGTATACATTACTAAGTCTAAATCAGCCTCCACTGGATATTGTTTGTCACTCATATAAATTTTTGTCAGCGTACCAACTTTTGGTGTCGCTTTATTCCCTGTATTCATAAATACATTCTCCTTTCAATTATTTAGTTTTTTCAAAGCTATTTGTTATAGCATTAAAAAACACCTCATAAGAACTTCCATAACGATGGCATTTAGTAATATCATCATAGAAGTTTATAGGTGTACTTGTTTTTATAAAATTATATCCTCTTAATAAACTGTCTACTTCATCAATCAAAGCGATACTAGATGATTTCTTTTTCGTCCATGCTTCAATAGTAATGGAAAACCTAGATAGTAGTGGTATGTTTTCTCCGTTTTTGTCATCATACTTCATAGGAGCTGGAACGACTAAACATGGAAATATACTTTCAGCATTCGGATTTTCTCGAACCACTTCTTTTAATATACTTTCTAGTAAACTAATAACAATTGTATAAAACTCTTCTATTTTTAGTTCTTTCATAGTACCTCCTTAAGCCATACTTGAATAGCTTTCTTTAGTATTTCAACATTCTCTTTTCTAGTTGAAAATGCTGTTGGTCGCATAAATGGATAAGGCTTGGTAGCAAACATAATATAATATGGCCCAGTTCCGTACAGTGGATGTCCTTTTTTTGGCTCCCAAATAGGATTATTTAATGGTCTATCTACAGTGTCTATTGGCATAAACCAGTAACGGTAACCACTCGCAATAAATGTTGCTGTTTTACCAATATGTTCCAGTTCTGCCTTAGTACCTGTTCCAAACTCTAAAAATGGAGCATAGGAAAAGAGCTTACTATCTGTGTAAACTCTTCCTACAACTTTCATTTTGTCAAAGTCCATTATTTCTACTGGTATTAAATTTTTATCTTTGTTACCACGCTTGTTATCCAACGCTACCTTTTGAGTATTCTTTAAAGAACTTTCAATTCCCTTTTTGGCTACTTCTGGTAGTCCTTTTATGAGTTTATCCATCTTCTTTTCAAAATTACTCAAACTTTTTTCATTCCATGAAATATCTAACATAGTTATTCTCCATTGTTCGTTACTAAAGTATAAAGTGTAGTTTTCCCTATCTTTGGCATATTTTCAACTAAATAATCCGGTTTGCCATTGATAACCTTTTTATTTTCGTCTACTTCTAACGGTCTAAAAGATATTCCATCACCTTTATCTATATCTACTTCTCTATCAATACGAAGTTTAACCATTTCATAGTCAATTTCACCCGCACTATTACGAGTTAATTCATCTATATCTTGTTGTTTATTTATCCACACCTCACCCTTAAAATACCAAGTCGTGTCATATTCACCATTACTTAGCTTTTTATCAGGCTTGTATATGTATAGCTTAGATAAGTTTTTTATCCTCATCTTACAACCCTAATAGCTCGTACATCTTTAGCTAGTTTTTCTTCTATATCAATATATGATGTAGACAGGCTACCCTCAGTAGAACTAGAGCTACCCTCATCTCCTCGTCTTTGATAGGCTGACTTAACAGCGTTGTAAACATACGGATATAATTTAGTGTCGTTTTTTCGACGATTAGAATTGTCGGAGGCAATAGAAATATAATCATCTATGAATCCTGATAATACACTATCATCTCCAACTTTGAAATTGACACTAATATCACTTTTTAATCTTTCAAGCATATTAGCCTTATCTTTTTCATTCATTCTATTACCCTCCAATTCTATTTTTTATTCTTGTGGAATCAATGCTAATAAATCATCTTTTTTCATATCTTCGTTAGCGTCAATATCCAAGTTTTTTAAATAAGCTACTAATTCTTTTTTATTCATATCCTTAATAGCCTTTTTATTATCAGTAGTTTTAGTAGAAGCTTTAGCACCTACTACTTCGTACTCTTTATTAGCTTCTAATTGTTCCTCTACCCACTTATTTTTCGGAGTTAAGATAACTCCTGTTTTTTTATTTTTAAACGATTTCATTTTTATTCCTCCATTCTTTTTTATCGTTTTATAAACTAAGCATTAGCTGTTTTTTTACATAAAATTAAGTCAGGTGTAACAGCTGTAGTACCCATATCTACGAATAAACCAAATCCAATAGCCTTAGATAAACCTATTTGAGCTGGATTATAGATTACTGGATGTTTAGGTTGAGCCACAGCACCATCAATAAATACCATAAAATCATATCCATCAGGAATATTAACAGTACTAAATACATCAACTCCATGGAATCTTCCAACTTCACCAATAGAAGTATCTATATTAGACTTAGCAGTTTCATCTAACCAATCTCTAATATCTCCATAAGCGTCCTCACTAAATGCAACTTTAATTAGTTGTAATGGTACACCATTTACAAAATCATTCTTAGTTTTTCTCATTGTAGTAATAGCTTTACTTACTACTTTATTGATTGTTGTTTCAGCACAACTAAATTCAGTTCCCTCATCAGCCATAGCTTGGAAAAATTTAACATCATTATCAATTCCAGCTACCATTCCGTGATTAGCTGTTCTTCTTTCAATTAAACCTCCAACACCATACATTTTTAAGTCTTTTTCTTCAACTTCTTCAATGTATTCAACTTCATCATCAATAGGCACAACTACATTTTGAGCTTTTACTTTTTGCCCAGCTCCACCTTTTCTAGCTGTTCCATATTTTTGACCTTTAACATTAGCAAATCTCTTAGCTTCAACGCTACCACTTGTTG